GCGTAAGGTTATTCCACCAATCATCTAAGGCTGATTCGTACAGAATTCTTTGTTTCTCCATTTCTTGCCCAATATCAGACAGTTCTTGAAGTGCTTTCTGTTGTTCTTCACTCATTAATCTCATCCTTTGTGGCTATAGAATTTAGCCATTTTAGGTAATCACTTGGTGCCATGAAGTCACGCAACACAAGGGCAATGGCATCAAGGATCTCTTGGTCATGTTCTATGTCCCTGTTCGGTATTTTGAGCAGGTCGTAGTATTTTTTGAGACCAATCACAACAATCTCTTCTTCATGATCCTCTAAAAATTCTGCAATGTTTTGATAGTCACTCATCGTCTTGTCCTTCACATTTACGTTCATCATCCCAATCCCAATATCCTAAACATTTACCATTCTCATCATGTTCAGTGTGTTCTTTACACGATGGGCAGTAACGCTCAGATTTGGTTAGTTCATCAGCTTCATCAACCTTCTTGGTGAAGTCTTCTACTAGGTTATCCCATGTGGTTTCTAATCTTTCATGCCGACTCCAATTACCTACATCATAACCACCAAGTTCTACATAGGCGTTATCATCATATGAGGTGAAGTTGATACTCACACTGTAAGAACTAGACTTACTTGAACCAGTTCGTTCTTTGAATGAGCGAAAACGTTCGATTTGCTTCTGTAGTTCATTCCAATTTTCTTGCTTGGTGTCCTTAGAACAACCGTAGCCCACTGGACAAATAACACGATCCGGCATTGGCCGATTGTACTTCCAAACACATCCGCACTTTGGACACGGTACTGTATATACACTACTCATCGTCTTTTCCTTCTAGTTTTGCGAGGGCTTCTCTAGCAAAATCTCTAGTTTCATAGTGGCAACCTTCCTGTGTAAAGTTCAATACCTAAGCTAATCATGCCCATTACAAACACTGCTACAATGAACACTTGTGCCATACGCACTGCAATATAATCACTCATCGTCTTGTCCTTTCAATTTCAAGGTCTCGATTTCTTCTTCGATGGCCATAAACCACTCGTTAATATCGTCTTTCATCGCACCACAGGTGGTAGGATCCTCCAATGCCGCACTCAACCACTTACCTATTTTTTCGTCCGCCGCCTCTTTGCGAGTAGAGTAAGGTAGCTCATAATCAATACCCTCCAGTTTACTACTTGCTTTGAACATTTCCATCTTCACCTCATCATAGAGTTCTTCTTTGATTGCTCGTTTCTTGGCACGGAGTCGTTCTGCTTCAGTATATTGGCATTCTACAACAGTGTCATTGTTCCAAAGTTTCGCATATTTTTCTGCTTCTTCAAATGTGTCGTATGTTGCAATATAACGATTTCCATCTTCTCTAATTTCAGTTACATATAACCAACCGTCATCAGAAACTGGCACTTTGATTGCGTATTTCATTTATCATACTTCCTTGTGCAATCCAGTTTGTGAATATGCACTGATCGTGATCTAAGGTCTGTGACTAATCCACACTCATAACACTTATACCAAGTGTCGTCTGCCCATCGAATCTTTGTATTACTCGCGGCTTCATAACATGCAATCAATTTTTCAAACTCCCACAGTTCGTGTGTCTGAAATCCTTCTAACCAATCGCCGAAGTCATTCCAATCTTCACCGTGCATGGGTGCAACACCATATTCATGCCAACCATTCCAATACTCGTCACCGGGAACACCACGAATATCAATACGACCACAAGCATAGTATGTGGTGACTACATCGTATTCCCACACATCACCCGGACCAAGACCTTTGGGATAAATTGTTTCACCTTCTTCGAGAACTTCTCTAACTTTTTTAGTTAGTCCTCGTTCGCGAAACCATTCCATATTAACTGGACCCATCATGTTAGTGCTATATGAAATCATATATTATTCTTCGCTATCGATTTTTTCGAGTTCATTCAGTAGCTGACGCTTCAGATCATTTGCCTTTTCAAAGGCTTCGATAACTTCGTCTGAAGTCTCTCCAAAAGTGCGAAGCGCATGTTCTGCGGCAAGTTGTAACTCTGTGTAGTTAAGAAACAGGTATTTCAATTTCATGGTTCAAGAACCTCTCATTCAGCAGTTTTTCATAAAGTTGGAAAGCGAGACCGTTCTGTTCGTACTCTTTTTCATAATATACGAGTTCAAGCAAAAAGTCAAGCTCTTCTTTTGTTAATTTCATACCAGACATAGTTCAAATCCTTTCTGTGTTTGGATATTTAGAAGATTACTACATAAAGGGTGCTGTTGTCAAGACATAATTTTAGATAAATAGTATTATATTAACTGTGAGGTTTTTGCCATGTCCAAAAAAGAGAAGATGTCTATGCTAGAAGAAGCTGATCTTAATAAAGATGGTACGATCTCTGAGCAAGAATTAGAGTTTTACCGCAGAGCAACAACACTCGAAAACAACGATAAGAGAGAAGACGCACAAAGAAACATGGCGTGGTTTGCTTTGTTTGGGATGCTTCTCTATCCTTTTGCTGTTATTCTAGCTAACTACGTCGACCTTAACGATGCGGCAACAATATTAGGTGACATGGCGCCAACGTATTTTGTCTCTGTTGCGGCTATCGTGGCAGCCTTTTATGGTAAAGAAGCATACGTTACTAGAAATAAAAAAGAAGATATCGAATAAACATGAATTCTGGTCTCGGTGGTAGGATTCGAACCTACGACCCTCTGCTCCCAAAGCAGATGCGCTACCAGACTGCGCTACACCGAGTAAATGGTGCCCCAACCGAGACTCGAACTCGGACGCTTTCGCACTAGAACCTAAATCTAGCGTGTCTACCAATTTCACCACCGGGGCATTTATTAAGGGTTTAATACGCAGACCAAAGCTTGATTATCTGCAATAAAGTCTTTACTTAACTCTTGTTCTGCTATATGACAACTCTTCAAAGATTCGAAGTTGTCAAGTTCAATTGCTTTTGGAATATCTGTTTCCAAGATAGTGACTAATACAAGCATCCACATTTATTTTCCTTTCACTGACTGTTTTTTTGGTGCTGATGGAGAGAATCGAACTCCCAATCTACTGATTACAAATCAGTTGCCTTACCATTCGGCCACATCAGCAATATTTGGAGCGGACGAAGGGATTCGAACCCTCTCCCGGGAATAAACTTAATATTCTTTGAGAAAGGTCGATCCCAACATGATAAACATCACACTATTTAGAATGATGAGTGCGCGATCTTTCCATAAGACTGAGACGAATAGCCAGCCGATTGTTCCCAAAGATCCAACTGCAAGATCATACATTCTGTATTCAGGTCCTGCAATACGAAACATCACAGACATGAGAACCAAAATTGTTGAGAGCCATTTCAGGCACCAATCTAATCTTAAATCTTTCATTAAACTTTCAACTCATTCATGATAATTTTACCGTCTGAATTATTCTTAACTTGAATACACTTATAGCTTGCGCCAGTTGGTCCCATTGCTGGATGAACAATAAAACCAGTTTTTTCTGCCGCTTCGATGCATTGCCTTTCTGTTGGATAAAGATGTGCAGATTCAATTGTAATCGAATGTTGAGGCATGTCTTGACCAGGCATCATTGTTGCAAGTAATATAAACAGTTTAAACATAATAGACCTCTTTTTTTGCTCTATTATTTACTTATATTATTCTTTGCCACACAAATTGCTTGATAATCTACGATGGGTTTGCCTAACTGCTTTACCAAACTCTCTCTTGCCGCGAAACATTCTTGCATAGTATCATACTGATCAACAGCTTGAGCCTGCAATGAAGGTCCGCTCACAAACAAAGCAACTAAAATCCAAGTCATATTGTAACTCCTAAATATACGAAATAAGAAACGATGAGCCAAGCTATGCCCTTGAGAAGAAAAAATAAAAATGCTCCCTTAAGCAATAGCTTGACTTTCTTCATTTATCTATGCCACCGTTTCCATTATGCACTCGAACATAAAAAGCAATGCTCATTCTCGTGAAATTTTCACTTTCTGTTGGAGTCACAAGGTGTGGAAGATATGTTGGGAACAAAACAACAGTACCTTCTTTTGGCTCAATTGTAATTGGATTACCCCAATATGGATAGCGATCAGTTCTCTTTGTCGCTACTCCAGTCTTTACAAAGTGAAGTGGATCCATCAATGTAAGACTTCCTGGCAATGGCTGAGTTCGTGATGTGATATCAACGACCTCATCCAAATTTTGCTCTTCTGATATTTCTTTGCCATCTTTCCAGCCAGAAGTTGGAAAGTAAACACCCGTCCACATGTAACCATCTAATTGGTGTGCGTGTGGCATATGAAATGCAGACGGATTACGATTAATATTTGCCCAGAAAAATTCTGCTTGAATATCTGTATTGTGAGTACCGGTATGTTTTACAATTTGTTTACTATACTCACTCAGGATACTTGCAAGGGCCTGATACGACACATAGTTTCGCTCAAGTCCAGAAATAGTCTGTTCAATATGAATACCAGTACGCTCTTCGATCTCAACATTATCGTAAGCATGAAAGGTGTCTTCAACAAGCTTTCGATTTAACTCACGAGAAGATTCTCCAAGAGTTCCCACGTTGATTGGAATCGCGAAAGCATCAATGTTGTACATGCTACTATTCATGATTAGATAAAGTAAGTTTCAAGCATTTCAACCTGATCATGATATTCAGCGATAACTTTAAGTTCGCGTTCAATCGCCTCAAGAATGTCTGGATGGTCACCAATACCAGCTGGATTTTTCAAATACACTTCGACATTCATTTTATGCTTTTCGATGTGACCCTTCGCGTGGGCAATCATAGCATCAATCATTTCTGTTCTCATAGTACAAACTCCTCATTTTCATTTTCCCAAAGACTAATACAATTTCGTAGCCCAAGGCTTACCCAAGAAGAACTTACTTCTTCAGAGTAATCGACAACTTCCATAATTTGTTCTTTAGAAAGTTCTTCTACTGTTTCAACATTAAAATGCTCTTTAATCTTATCATAAGAAAAATCAGTGCATTCGTTTTCTAGCCAATCTTCAAACTTATTTAGTCTGTTGATTGAAAATTTCTCATCACTCATAATCGTTATCCCAATCTTTATCAATATGGATATCGACACCTAAGTCGTATACATCAACTTCGTCTTCTTCTAAAAAGTTTTCAACAAACTCTTCAAAAATTTCGTCTTCATTCATTATTTACTCCTTCCACTCAAATAATTTAGCATGTTTTCAGGAGTGGTTTCAACATATGGATCATTATCTTCGCCATCGTTATTTATACCTGGCTCTTGCCACCACTTCTCAATCACGCCATTGTTAATTACACACATATAACGCCAAGATCGATTACCAAAACCGAGATGATTTTTACCGATAAGCATTCCCATGTAGCGAGTAAAGTTTCCAGATCCATCAGGAATCACTTTAACGTTTTGAATGCCTTGTTGTTTAGCCCAAGCATTCATCACAAAAGCATCATTTACGCTGATGCAATATACTTCATCGACACCAAAAGATTTGATTTGATCATAACTCTTCTCGAATCCAGGAAGTTGATAGGTACTACAAGTAGGTGTAAATGCACCCGGTAAACTAAACAACACAACACGTTGATTTTGTAGCAACGAATCGCTCGTTACCTGTTCCCAACGAAATGGGTTTGGTCCATCGATAGACTCATCTCTCACCCTAGTCTGAAATACCACACAAGGCGGTGTAAATCCTTCAATCATAATTATTCCTTAATCTAGTCTAACATCATTATGCCAAAGAGAAACAAGTTGATAATAAACATTGCAAGATAGATTGATATTATCAACTTAATGATAAACCAAGTCATTTTGAATATACCCACTTGTTTCTCCTTTTCTGGTGCGGACGGCGAGACTCGAACTCGCACGACTCAAAGTCTCAAGATTTTAAGTCTTGTGTGTCTACCTATTCCACCACGCCCGCGTTAGTAGTAATAGCGTCATACAACTCGAACAACTCTTCTTGCTCTTGTTGCATTTCTGTTTTGTTCTGCTTGTGGTATACATTCGCAAGCTTACGAACAAATTTCTTATCGACACCCGTTTCATCTGAGATGCGTGTTACAGCATCTTTTTGAAAATCTTTTTCTGCATCAACACGAGTCATAGAGTTTGAAATCTCTTTGATGCCACTGAAAAGCTTTTGTCTATCGGCAGGGTTCGAAATCATAATGTAGTTCTCCTATAGTTTGTCTAATAAACTAGACAGATTTTAGTTTGTCTAATAAACTAGACAAATTTGGCGTCCCCTGTAGGATTCGAACCTACGACCCACAGCTTAGAAGGCTGTTGCTCTATCCAACTGAGCTAAGGAGACATTATTCAATAATTACTGCGCCATTTAAAGCGTCTTGCGATGCTTTATAATATTCCTCATAAGCCGCAATAATTGTTTTTTGTTGCATTATATAAGCCCGTAAATCAGACAGGTTGAGGGAAACATTTTCATAACCGTCTGATGTCATTGCAAAGAACACGACAGGCATGCCGCTGTTTTTAAGTTCTTCAAATTTCTCTTCAATGTTGTCTTCTGTAATGATGAAAAATTTTACTGGACGCGCATTGAGTTCATCTGCTTCTGGCAAAACGAGTTCGGGCTTCTCAATTGGGCGAGTTGTGATTTCAATTGGTTCAGGAATCGATGAACAGCTACTCAGAAGCAGTGTTACTATTCCAAAGCCAAGGACACTCGCTGTTAAACGAGTTCGCGCTTGTGGCATTTTTCTCCTCCTCAGTAAGTTCTGCGCCAGAAATGATTTCTATACAACGAAATGCTTTTCCTGTGGCACGATTAATAATACGCTCTACAAGGTCAGGCTTATTTAAGCCCAGAAAACCTATGTCATTTTTTGATAGACGATCTTGTAGGTCTTTGTTTTGTTTTCGAATTTCAGAAAACTCTTCATTCACTTCGCGAAGCGTTTCTGTAACCCGTTCATATTCTGACTGTAACTGATTGATTGTGTCTTCATTCAACTGTACAGCAACCTCAAGAGTTGCGTTGTTTTCTTGTAATACCGCAATTCGCTTTTGTGTGTCTTGGTAGTACCAATACCCCACGCCCGAAAGCGTAGTCAGTATGGCAATCAAGATCATAAGAACACGAAACACTTGTACCTCCTTTAGTGTGTGAGTAACACTATTTATTCAACCCACACGTGATGAAATTTATTCGGAAGGTTCTCACAAGAGTATTCATCACTCTCAATATAATTCAAGACTTTCACGCACTCACCCGTACTATAGCTATACCAAACATCTGGTAAAGCCGCAGAAGATATGAGAGCGTAGGCAAATCCAAAAGTCAGAAGACCAATAGCGACACCCGTTGACAAATATGCAGTGATTTCTTTCATATCGATTCCTTAAAGATAAAGAGGACCAGTCCAGCGAATAGTATAATTATCATCAAAGATATTCCCACGAGCGGCATTTCGCGCAGGAGCGTTGTATCCTGCGGCCTTAAGAATATCACCAGCCTTGAACTTCTTATCATCGGCTTTCATGATGAAGCCCCAAACACTATTCTCAGTGATTACTTTGATATATTTGCGACCCTCTTGAAACTCGATGCCGTCACAATAGGCATTATACATTCTCTGACGAATGTCATTCAATTCTTCGCGACCGTTGCGAGTGCTAAAGGTAAGATAATCTTCTTTCATTTTTTCAGCAAGAATCTCAAGGGCTTTGTTCATGTTCATCATAATTTTCTCTCTCATCTCAAGTTACACATACAATATAAACTATTATAAAGCAGTTGTCAACACTTTTTTTCAAAAAAAATCATTTTTTTATGCTGTCACCGCAATTGCTTTGAAGCACTCAAGGGCTAGAGTCTCTTCAAGTCGAAAAGCCTCTTTTTCCCAAGGACGTTCGTGATAAGCAGTATCGAAGCTATATGTTTTACTTTTCCAAGCGGTGTTGAAACCGTTTGCGTCACGAAGCTCTTTTCTGGCGTACTGTTTAACGTGTACCATCTCGTGGCAAACGGTGCTGATTAGATCGTAAAGAGATAGGTTCTTTTGTATTGACAGATCAAACTGACGATTTGTGTCAGCCATGTTACAGTAGCCGTAGACATCTAAGTTTTCTATCTGAACGTGAATATCAAGAGTTCGCATTTTGGGCATCAACTTCTTGATACACCAGACAACTGCTTCTTCGACGATCTCTCGCTCTTTCTTTCGACCACCAGTGACTTCGATCAGGTTCATGTTCAATCTCCGTTAACTCAGGATACAAGTAGACTGTATCAGAGTAAAAAGAGCTTGTCAACACTTTTTTTTATTTTTTTTGTCTATCGTACCAGAAAAAATCAATGATTTTGGCTATCGCAAGCTTTAGGGCAATGAAAGGAAACGGAAACGACATATAAAACTTGTGATTCTTCATCTCCTCTCGCATACACCACTGATGATAAATGTTGCACACATATGCTCCACGATAGTAAAGAACTGCATGGCCATTATCACTCGGCTTATATTTTACATAATATAATTTTGCGCGACCCAGAATTAAGTCCTTAAAGAAACGCAACATGTTCTTATCGTTGATGAGATATAACAAGGTAAGTGAGAAGTCTTCGCAGTCTCCGTAAATCTTATCTGGATCTGTATCCAAGATTCTCCAGTGATCTCTGAATGATTTTGTTTTTGAGTCTGAAGTCCATACAAACTTCTTATTCATAATTTCAAGTGCATCAGTCGGATACATGTTTTAACCCCCTTACATGAGACGCATGGATTTTACAATTAATGATTCCATTATAGTATTCATCTGACAGCAAAACATTTCTATCGAACTGCTCTTTTGCTTCTAGATACGACATTTCTCCCTTTGTCTTACATAAATGCAAGATTTCTCTTCGAAAATTGTCAATTCCTTTTTCTTCGAATATCTGTTTTACTTCTTCAGACGATCCGAAATATTCCATCCAATCGGACTCTTTTACGACTACCCGTCTTCGACTCTTTCCCTTGAGTGGAGGCAATCGTCTCGTTGATTGAAAGAGTTTCTTCCCTACATATTTTTTGTTGTTGCTAAGATCGGTGATTACATAGACAAACCCTACAAAATCACCGATCATTTCTGTTGTAAATTCTTTATTGTTATAATACCACATTTCAAAGCCTATATCAAGTCATGTAATATTATTTATTACAATCCAATAAGACCCCATCCATGTGTAGCAATTGCATTTAAGATGATAGCAAAGCAAGTGAATATATGTAACAAAACCCAAAGAGTGCGTAACACAGCAACCCTGTCAGATTTAACAGCGTCTCGTTTAAAGGCTTTTTGTCCAATTGCTTTACACCATATGACCCACAGCATACGAACTTTGCAAAATTCATTATTGTTCCTCACCATCGTCTTCGTTTTCTTCTGTGAAATCTACTGTTTCAGGAAGTCTTTCGCCACAGACTGGACAATATAAAACTTCCTCACTATAGTCATCAAACTCAACGCTAAAAACACTTTCACAATTATCACAAGACTTTTCAATTTTATCCATAAAACTTTCCTCTGAGTTAAAGTGCGAGGGAGCAATTGCTCCCCCTATTTTTTAAGAATAAGCTTCTTCCCACGAGCCTTGAAGACCAGCAACCTCGTATTCAGTTACGCGATTTTCGAAGAAGTTTGTGTGATCGGCACCATTTAACACCCATTCCAGCCACGGCAATGGATTCTCTTTTACCTTAAAGTTTGGCTTCATACCTAGCTGAAGCAAACGACGGTCTGTAATGTATCGTATATATGTTTTTACCTCTTCCATATTCAGCCCTTCGACATCACCTAACTTGTACGCAAGTTCGACAAACTTGTCTTCTAGCTTCACAATTACACGGGCAAGTTCATAGATGTCTTTCTTGAACTCATCATCAACGATACGAGGATGCTCTTTACAGAAGGCCTTAAATAATTTTGAGATGCCTTCAACGTGCATTGATTCGTCACGAATAGACCACTCAACAACTTTACCCATGCCCTTCATCTTGCCGTAACGCTGAAAGTTGAGTAACATGACGAACGATGCAAACAATGCAACACCTTCATTCATTACCGACTTTGCAAGAGCAAGACCAAGACCACGCATACTTGAAACATCAGATTCCATCATGAAATCGATTTTATCAGCCATCTCTGTGTATTCTAGAAACGCATGATATTCTTCTGGTGGTAGTCCAAGAGTTTCATTTAAGAGTGCATATGCGCGTTGGTGAATACCTTCACGGGTTGCAAAAGAACCAAGCATGTTTCGCACTTCATTATTCTTAAACTTCGGAATGAATTGGTCAAAGTAATTCTGACCAACTGCAACATCAGATTGCGTAAACAAACGAAGAATATTTGTCACATATTCTTTTTCTGTTTCTGTCATCTTATCGCTTTTCCAATCAGACACATCTTCAGAAAGATCAATTTCGTCTTCAATCCAATGCGCTTTTTCATGGCGAGTTGTCATCTCAACTGCCCATGGGTAGTGAAACGGCTTGTACGTTTCAGAGAACTCAAGAAGACCACCCTTCTTTTTAATTAAAGAGTTGGCAACTTTCATAAGATCATTGTACGTACCAATGTGCTTATCATCAATAAAGATTTGTGGTACAGAACGAGCATTTGGTAGCTTCTGATAGAATGCTAAACGCTGTTCTTCATCATCGAGTTTGATTTCTGTGAATGTTTGCCCATGTTGTGTGAACCAAGCCTTCGCTTTTTCACAGAAAGGACAATTACTTTTTGAATATATTAATACTTGCATTTTTGTTTTTCCTTTTTTATCCTTGGCATGCGACACATTCATCTTGATTTTCTTCATCACCATTAATAAAGTTGATATTTTCTGGTTTAATAACATTGTCTAGCTTTTCGCGCTCAACACTTTGAGCTACATTTTCTGCTCTATTAGAGGTTTCGGTACGTAGATAATAAAGCCCTTTACAGCCTTGCTTCCAAGCTTCATAGTGTACTCTATGCAAATATGCCTTGTCTGCGCCAGCTGAGAAGAAGATATTCAACGACTGACCTTGACACAGATGTTTTTGGCGATCACCGCCTAAACGAATTAACCATAACTGATCGAGTTCAATCGCGGTCTTAAATACATTTTTTAGATGGTCATCAAGAAAATCTAAATGCTGTACAGAACCACCGTTCGTGATAATTGAAGACCAGATATCATCTGTATTACGACCTAACCTTTCTAATTCTTCTTCAAGATACTTGTTCTTATTCAAGTGAGAGCCTACGCGAGTACGAGATGTAAACGCATTTGCTTTCCATGGTTCAATTGAAGGAGATGTGCCAGCAATCATAGAAGAGTTTGCATTGGGTGCAATCGCAAGCATATGTGCATTACGTCGACCCGTGCCTTTCATATCTGGCGCTTCGCCTTTTTCTTTACCAATTTCAAGAGTCGATGCAAGAGATTTTTCATACATGCTCTTGAAGATTTCTTCGTTTACTTGAATTGCTTCTTGGCTTTCAAATGCAATACGATGCTTCTGAAGATATGAGTGAAAACCCATCGCACCAAGACCCAGTGAACGTTCACGTTGGGCTGAGTATTTAGCACGAGAGATTTCGTCGCCCGCATTGTCAATAAAGAATTGTAGGACATTATCAAGAAACACGATCAAATCTTCAATCATGCGACTCTCTTTCCAATCGTCATACATTTCTACATTTACTGAAGAGAGACAGCAAACCGCTGTCCGTTCTTCGTTTGTTACGAGATGGATTTCATTACATAGATTCGAACCTCGAATCTTTAAACCCATTTTCTTTTGTGCTTCTGGTAAAGCACGATTTGCTGTATCAATAAAGTTGACGTATGGCTCACCGGTACGATAGCGAGTTTCAAGTAAGATTTCCCATAACTTACGGGCTTTTACTGTTTCGCGTACCTCTTGTGATGCTGGATCGACAAGATTCCATTCGTCACCATTCTTTACAGCTTCCATGAATTTATCTGTGATATTTACGGCATGATGCAGATTCAAGTTTTTGCGATTCACATCACCCGTAGGTACACGCATATTCATAAATTCAATAATGTCTGGATGATCAATATCAATATAAGAAGCATATGATCCTTTACGTGTCTTGCCCTGGCGATATGCCACCATGTCTGCATCTACAGTATGTAAAAACGGCATAGGACCAGGCGCCTTTTTCGACACAGCACGAACATCAGACCAGTGACCACCTACTCCACCACCCTTGACGGATAGCCAACGAAGTTCAGATGTATGGTCAATCAAGCCCTCTAAGCTATCTGGAACGTATGTGAGAAAACATGATATTGGTAGTGCCTTTACTTCCTCACCGTCTACTGGAGCGTTCGAGAGAACGGGAGAAGAGTACATAAACCAACCTTTTGACACATAGTCATATATTCTTTGTGCCAGCTCTAAATCACCATATGAATATGCGACAGCCGCCCTTGCGAATGCCATTTGTGGTGATGCTTCGTCTTCTCTACAATAGTAATCTGTTAATAACTTTAATGACTGTTCGGAAAGCAAACCGTCCCGACCAGTATCAATACGCAAGCCTAAATGTTGCATATTTATACTCCTTATCTTTTTTATTTGTTAATATATGTTTCCGCTAGCGGGAATATCTCTACAATCGCTTTGCCGACTGCTTTGGCAATTTCCATATGCTCTTTCTGTGTACCATTTGCAGAGCGTAGTTCGATATAGTGAATCCATGAGCGAAGAGTTCCGTTCACATGAAGTCGTGAGAGTGTGTTACCCTCAGGCAAAACTGCCCGAGCTTGTTCTTTTGCGATACCATTTTCAATGGCCCACTTGTACGCATCTCTTGCCGCATTAATCACGGCTTTCTGTTTACGAATCCATTCTTGATGTAGTTCATCATCTTCGGTTTCGATTGAGTTTTGACGGTTCTTTATATCCTGTAGTCGCGCATCGCGCAATACAAAATCTAAGTCGTTAGTAGGATCGGCATACCTTTGAGAAAATTCTTGAAAAGAAAATGAACGATGCCTAATGATTTGTCGTGCAATATCACGAGTCGTTTCAATTTCCATGCAAACAGACGCCATTTCAAACGGTGACCAGTGTTTATGTTTTGCCAAATAGTTCAATAACTTTGTAGATGTTTCCATATTCATCTGATTTGACGGATTCGAAACCCTAGCCGCATATGCGATTAAGTCTTGTACATTTTCGATTCCTATAATATTTGCTGGTTGTGAGTATGATATGAGTCTAACTTCCATTTATTTTCTCCAGTAACTTATTTTTAATTTGCCTTCTAAACCAGAATATGTGTTCTGATTAATAATGTCTTTTACATCAGCCGAAGAGATCCCCGATAGTATCATATCATTAATATCTTTGTCAACAATATTTTTTGGCCAGATACAAACTTGATATCCCTTATCGAGACACTTTTCCATGCGATTTACAATCTCTTTGTTTCTTGGTTCATTGTCAAAAACAAAGACTGCATTCTCTACATTCTCTAAACCTCTTGAGTTGCCGTCAGCACCAGCCATTGCTACTGCATTACTGATGAACAGACTATCAATAGGTCCTTCGACTACATAATATCTACGATAAAAGTCAACTGTATCTAGCCCAAAGATTTTGGGAGCAGTGTCGTCTAGCATAATCGTCATGTAACGTATGCTTTCTTTGTCGAACGCTCTGCCTTGATAGCCGAATACGTTGCCCGTCTTATCGATAAATGGTAGCACCAAACGAGGCTTGCACTTCTCTTCTGACAGCTTATTTGGTATCAGAGAATTAGTCCAAGCTTCGAAATTTGAAGCGTAGTATAATTTATAATGTTGCCTCGTTGGGATCCTTCTTTCTTCGATATATTTTTTAGCTGGATGCGAAAAATTTAATGAAGAAATTTTCTTAATTTTAAGAAGAGGACTACCCTGTTTTGTATACTTCGGCTGTTTCTTTGTGAGCTTTTCAAGTGGTTTAACATTGGTCTGTAGCGTCCCTCTACTCTTGTTTTTGAAGCCCTTCTCTAAAGCAATATCAACTACATAGTCATTATACAAGTTCGAATCAATGTGTTGAATGAATTTTGACAATCCCATTGATGCGCCACAGTTGTGACAATAGTATATTGCGGAGTTATCTTTCTCAAGAATCCAACCCCTTGCTTTAAGTTTTGATTTTTGCGAATCACCACAGATAGGACAACGCAGATTGGCACGATAAGGAGACTGTGATTTGACAGTAAACCTATCGAGTCGCGTCGATAATATACCAGAGTATTTAAGATCAACAAGATTCATAGTAAAAGATGCCTTAATGCTGTTACATTAAGGGCATTATACATACAATTTGAGGGTTTGTCAAGACTTAATTAAAAAATCTTTGTAGGAAGCTTGCAATTGGCAAGAGGCTAGCGATAATGAAGCCGATAACCCAGCTACCGCCCATGATCCACCACTTCCATTTCTCAAGCACTGATATGCGAGATGCGAGATTGTTGATCTCGACTTTAGATTCTGATGAAATGTCATCAAGCTTTTCCATAATCTCTTTATGGTATGTGCGACTCTTATCTTCATATTCTTCTTTCATATCAGATATTCTCTTATGAAGCAAGTCTTTTTCTTTCTCTGCTAAACGCTTTCGCTCTTCGACATCACCACGAATGTCTGTAATTGTCTGCTCGTGGACAGCAAGTATCTTTGATACGTTATTTGAGACTTCTGCAATCTTATCGATGGCAGTATCAAGGCGGGTGAGTAGTCCCTGGATATTCGACACATCACTCTTTAAGAGTTGTACATCAGTTTTAATAATATTAATATCTTGATCTGACATGTCTTAAGCCTCTTCTTTATTCCGTTATCATGAACTTTAAATTTTCATGATCTGGGTAATTAACAACTACTGGTCCTTCTGGACACATATAATCAATATGCACTAACAGCGTTGCTTCTCCAATTGGCATCATATGTTGATGTTCTTCATCAATCGTAAACGAGTATCCAAACTTATCAATCTTATCACTCGCAGGCCCAGAGAACTTAGCAATGCTTGGTGTTGCTGTGTGGACCATATACTTGCTGTCTTTGACTTCAAGCCTAAATCCTTCAACTGAACAATCGTCTCTGTGTTTTTCTCTTGCCACGATTACATCAAATGTGCCGTCTCTCGGTCCATCTGATACTTCAAAATATTCTGGAGCCCAAGTTAAAATATCTTTACTCTCTAGTTTATCCCACAAAGTATAACCACCACCAACCAATGCGAATGTTGCAGTGACTACACCTATACTCTTTGTAATATTTTCGACCTCAAGTATCCACACGAATTTTGCTTTCTCTTACTTTAAATCTTTTGAGCGGCATTTTGTTCTTCTTCTTATAACGCTTCATCTGATCAGGTGTTAGCCCTGGTTCACCATCTGGACCTACTCCAATGCCCGCAATATTTCCAGATCCTGCACTATTCGCTATCTCTTCCTCAAACTTCTTTTCAAAGAGAGAGTCAATATCAATATTTACATTTTCTTCAACGAAGAGCATATATTCATTCAGCTTTTCGCTGAGTTGTTCTTCAGTAATTACCTCAGCATCTTTATTTATGCTTTCATTCTCTTTAATAAGATACAAGGCTGCGGCATAAGATGCAAGTCTTGATTTACCACCAGGTATCTTTTCAATAAGTCTCTTGAGTTTGCTGATCATCACATCAAACTTGCCCCAAGCCTGACGCTCTTTCACTGTGCGCAACTCTCTTCTCTTTTTCAGAATATTGCCACGCTCATCAATAATTCCTAGCTCATACGCATCCCACTTGTCAAAGGGCGTAGCAAGACGCTTTATAAATTGATAAACTAGAAATAAATCGACTATCATATTTCTCTCAACTCTTTTACTATTTTTTCGTCTAAAGGTATATCGGTGCTAATAATTTTCTTTTCGCCGTATTCAACTTTTTCGGGCATATAGTTTAGTAAAACGACAAAAGGTTTTAAAAACTTGTGATATTCCTGAAGCTTCATAAACAGCATAGGCGTTGCTTCTTTACCAAAACAATTATATAAGACGATGAGGTGATTTAAAATTAGACGAACTTTAAGATCGCCGGTTTCTTCATATCTTTTAAACAAACGTTTTAAATATTGAAACCTTTTTAAATCATCATTAAATTCATCAATGCCCGTTGCCTTACGCATATCATAATACCTTGCGGCATAAAGGGCAAATGTATCCTCATCTAATCTCATATTTTTGACCTAATAATTATATATTGAAGCGATATACTTCGCCTTTCAAAGCTATTTATTAGCTTTCTGTATCAGGTACAACTACATCTTCAACTGCAGTATTGCCTGTTACACCTAAGTCACCAGCGTCTGCGGCAGTGCGTCTCATAGCTACAATGTTTTCTACTTTATAGCGTGTTGCACCATTTGCATCAGTATAGCTGTCAAATACATTCCAGCCGCCAGTCTTAAGACCCTTTTCTCTGTTGTCAGCAACAGCCGCTTCTGTCGTATCGATGAAATATGCTTGATCTACATCGTTTGGCCAGATAGCAGTGTTTGCAGATGACAGGTACTTAGGTACGCTGTTTGCGTTATCTTCGTCTCCCCAAAGTGCCATTTTAGTTCTCCTTAAGTTTTTCTTCTAATTGTTTAATCATAAACTCTCTTGTGCGGCGTCTGTCAATATCAATATTCAAATGTTTTTTGCCCCACTCATCAAGCTCTTTTTTCGTCATAGATTCCCAGTTGGGTTTTTCTATTACCACATCTTCGATGAAGTCTTCGACTTTCTCACCATATCCTACCAAACGTTTGAAGAATTCAACAATACTATTTATCCATTTCATAACTCTCTCCTTTAAGAAATATACATATTCAGTTCGTATCTGCCTTCATCATAATACACTTGCATTTGCAACTTTTGCTTTACAGGCTTACCATTTTTCATCAAGTTGATAGTATAAGAGTTAGTCTTACCTTTACTTGGCTTTCTTGGCCCGAATGCAACTTTTCGATCATAGTCTTCGTTATCAACCTCGTAACCACGATCTTTTACTTTTTGTACTGCATGTTGTACTGCAGATGAAAACGTCTTATGGTATATAGTATAATCTTCTTTCTTTTCTTCTAAAGATTCTTCAGTAAATACAACAGGCGCGCTCACTGTCGCTTGCGTTTTAGGATCTAGAACTACCATGCGTTCTTTACCTCTGGTTGCATTCTTATAGTCTTTATGAACTTTACGAAAGTTAGCCTTTGAGATATGAACCTTACCGTCTTTATACTCGTAGTTCTTGGCTTCGTCGAGCGATTCGTTCTGTCTTTTTAGAACAGCTTGAACTTGTGGATGATCAGATAATCCTTTTTTGATTTTCTCAATTGCACTAACAGCGCCTGTCATATTGCCTTTAGCGTACCTTTTATCTGACGCAATACCAATAGCCATTTTGATTTCTTTGTCGGTAAATGTCATCGCTTCATCGAGTTCGACCTCTTCGCGTTTCATCATCTTCATTGCAAGGTCTGCAAGTTTGGTGATCTTTAGACCATCCATTTTCTTTCTATTTGCATCATTTACTTTGTCATAAATCTGTGTGATTGCAGAGGCAGTGAACATATCAACCATCACTCCATCAATTTTCATCGCCTGCTTTTTGTCAGCAATCTCTCTAACTTTTTCAATAGTTTTAGACTCTTCTTCAAGCTCAACTTCTTCGCGCATAATTCGAACGCTGAATAGCTTTTCAGTTGCGCTTTTGCCTAAAGCATTCTTCACAGTATCAATAATTTTATCTCTAGGCTCAGTATCCAAATCATTTACAAACTTGACAAGACCCTTAGTGTCTTGCTTCTTCATCATTGCAACTGATTTCATGAAATCTGCTTTATCAATACCACCACTCTTTTTTGCATACATCTCAAGCTCTTTTGCGGCATCCATCATTGTGCCTTCTTCAAGTGCTTTTGAGATTGCTTTACGGCGCTTGTGTAGATACTCATCAGAGTCGTCTACATCACCATCATTGTCGATGTCTTTATCTTTACGGTCATCAAACTTCTTCTTGACTGCTTTTTTGTTTACAGGATCAAGCTTTTCATCTTTATCCTTTTCGCACAATAACAAAGAATGAATAACAGTCTCTTCGCTTTGGTTGTCAGCTTTTCTGCTATCAGCCTTCTTCTTTGACCCATCATTCTTATTAGGTGTGGCTTGATCGTCTTCTACGTCATGTGGCTTCACATCACCATCTGTACGATCTGCGCCTCTACTGCCAGTAGCTTCATATTGTAGTCTACTGATCGTTTTCGATACCAACTCTTCCATTGTCTTGGAAAGCGGCTTTACTTCTTTCTTGAACATTGTTTTCCTCCGTTCTATAATATGTTAATATTAATTAATCGTCTACTTTTGCACCAGCACGCCACTGATAACAAGACCAGTACCTAGCTTTCCATTTTGGACCCGGGTCATCACAATTATGTCTTGCCCGAAAAGACTTTCTTCTTGCGGGATCATCTCGCTTAATTTCTGAATTTGGATCACCGAACTTCACTTTAACAACATTGCCCTTTTCATTTTTTACATATACTGCAAACTTGGACTTATCACCCTTTGGCAATCTGAAAGGATCATTTAGAGTAACTTTTCTACCTTCATATTCTGCGTCCTCTGTAACCAAATCATAATGATCACAGCCTTCGCATATAGCATCAATGTAGTCCTCTCGGTGATCTTTAAAATTTTTCATTTCTTGATCCTGTAAGTACCCATTTGCATCTTAACAATTTTGCCACCAAACTTCTTCTGAACTTTTTTGGCTACTTCTAGGTCTTGAATTGTAACAAGCATTGGAGCACCGTCCTTCTTTCCACCAGCTTTGTTATCCAAATCGAGAAGCCAATTGTCTTTATTACCATCAAAAGTATGTTTACCAAACACACCTCTTTCAAGAGAAGTGTGAAAAAAGTTTCGGTCTATCTTTTCACTAATATAGGGCTCATTCTTACTTTTAATATAATCACGAGCCGTGTCCAAATAGTCCATAGCTTTAGTGATTTTGCCTTGTACCCACTCTGGTAGATTTTCATCATCCTCGAGCATATCATGTAGTTCAACGGCAGCGTCGGCAAGTGTGCGCAATTGCGTTTTTGCCATTTCGCCTTCGTAATCATACTCACGTTCGTCTTGTTCCATCATACCCTTACGCTTTAGATTTGTCATCATGCGCTTGTATTTTGGATTCATCATTTCTTTTTCAACATCAGATATAGCTTCGATAAAGTGAGCCATATTTTTTACCATATGGTTATATGACTCGTAGTTTCCACTCTTTAAAAATTTAGCCATCTGTTCATGATCTTTCTCAACCTTTTTTTTCAATTGGCTGAGTAACATACGACCATATCCACGAATCAAGATTTCTGGATCTTGTGCTTGTTTTACAGTCGTAGGCTTTTTATATACTGATCCAGCCTCTTCAGAGAATTCTAAAAAAGATTTCATTTCAT